TCGTTGATACTGTTTGGGAGTTGAGGGATGTTTATCTTACGGAAAGGTTTACCGAACAAACCGAACGTAATAGAATCCAACAAAGCAAATGACTTCCCGTGTCCGTTGTTACCAGATACGAGAGTCATGTTGTTATTGTCCAGATCTATTTCAGTAAACGCATTACCAAACGACCCAAAGTTTTTAAATCTTACTTTCTTGAATGTTATCATACTGCAACTTTCTGTGGAATTTGCCACCATTCGGGTAGAGGATCGTGAGGTTTTCGGTAATCACAACGACCGATACCTTTTTTCCACCTTGCGAATCTAGACTTTTCCCCAATGTAATAGTTTCTGTAGGCACTAACGGCATCCCCTTCCACTTTGTACTCATCAGGCATTGCTTGAGCAAAGGGAGTAACCTTGTGGTAGGTGTCTTGATCAATGTTCTCAGGCCAAGAGTTATGACAGAATTCAATAATAGATTCTGACGCATGACGACGACCGTATCTTCTTGTATATTCCCTACAGAGTTCTTTGCCGTGGTAAACCAACCACATGTAGTTACCCAATGTTTCACGGGCCCAGATTGTACATGGGTGATTCATCATCGTAGCGTGGTACAGAAACTTACCATCTGGCATGTCATTATCATATGGATGCGTCCACCTCTTAATCCGACGACCATTTTTCGAATAGTCAACATACTCTGTCCCATCAAGCATCCGATGAACGGTCGAAAGCATCTGTGCAGTTTCGACCGGCATCTTTACAATGTGCTTGTCACACATATGGTGTGCGGATGTCAATGGTGAATCGTGAAGTACAAAAATATTCATAGTGAAAGACTTTCCATATAAAGTTCTCTGACAATCCTTTTAACATTGTCTCGCATATCGGAATTCAATTCCAACGAATCAATCTCATCGTTTATGATTGTCATCGTATCCTTAGACATATCAACAGAAACATCCTCGTCGTCTGCGGAGGAAACGTCCTCCACGACAGTGATGTTCAACACTTTATGATCATGTAGTTTATCAAGTATCTTGTCAAATGTAAAGATCTTTTCTTTATTAAGTACATAAATTTTGACATATGATCCTTCGTACTTGGAGAAGTCTGACTCCAACAAAGGCGAAACATCTACACTGTCATCGTATGTGATCGAGTGAAACATTCGAGTCTCATTCTCGACGAACTCCAGATCTCTAGTCTCAGTATCCAGAGTATGAAACCCCTTCTTATCTTTCAGATCATTGAAGGTGATTTGATACTGGGTTCCCAGATAGAAGATATTTTTCTTACTGTGCTTACTGTGGAAATGTCCGGACAAGACCATCTCAAACTTGTCGAAGATGTTCTTTTCCAAACCACCCTTAAAGGTAACCCCACGAAGAACTTCATATCCATTGATCTCGAAGTGGCCCATGAGAATAGGAGCCTTGCACTTCTCAATGAACTGACAATACTCGTCATGGTTTTCACTGTTAATCCAACCAACAAGTCCCATGTCCAACGAATCAAAAGTTACCACAGATGGTTCGTCGTAGATCTTGATTCTGCCATTGTCAGACAACAACTCCTGAATGGAGTTTAGTCTGTTTGTATTTCTGTAGTATGTGTCGTGGTTACCCAACACACAATGCAACGTGATATCATGTTCAGACAACTTATCCAAAAACCGTCTCTTCGTTTCGGCAAGAGTGTGGAAATTGATAAACTTTCTTCTATCGAAGAAGTCTCCAAGATGAATCACATCTGTTATTTTATTTTCTTTGCAGTAAGGAAAGAACTGGTTTTCAAAGAAATCTAAAAAGTAATCTAGAAATATCTGAGAGTCATTCCTCGCACCGAAGTGGGTGTCGTTTATTATTGCAAGTTTCACTAATCATTCCTCGTCAAAAAGAATATCCAGAGTTCCGCCACTTGGCTCCTTTTTCTTTCTACCTTTTTTCTTTGGTGTAAACTTCTCTATATCACTGTCACTAAGTTTAAAGTAAGAAGCGTAAGCATTTTTCTTGTTTGGGTCTACTAATTCATTATCATGAGCCCACTTAGTAAACTTACCTTCTTTATCCATCTTTTCCATCAACATGTACTTCACATATACTTGTTTCTTTTCTTTTTCAATTCTTCGAAGAAAAGCGTAGTATATGATTTGAGTAAAATATGAAAAAGGATTCTTAGACTTCTCTGGATTGAAGTTATGTGCATACATCAAACAGTTTTCTATCGCATCACCAATCATCTCTTCCCTAAAGGGATAGTTCATGAAGTTTGGTTTGAATGAAAGATGTTCAGCAATCTTCATAAAACACTCACCGATATAATCGGTAACTGGGGGTCGGGAATCACCAACCTCATCTGCTTCAATAACCTCCTGTTTCCAAATCGATATCTCTTTGAAAAACTTTTCGTTATCTACATAGTGATCTGCTTTTGTTTTTGTTCTTTTGGCCATATTGAAGTCCTTTTCATACTGTTAAGTATACCACATATTCTTATAAAAATCAACCCAATAAAATATAAATTTTTTACTTGACAAGTACCCAAAAGCGTGTTACAATTTCCTTGCTAAAGGACAGAAGGATAACTCTAAGCTAGCTTAGCCGTCACCCAAGTAATCTTCAAGATCTTCTGGCCAGTCTGAGAAGTTGTTACCCCAGTCTTCATTCTCTTCAGTTCTTTCGTCATCTTCCATCTCTTCAAAACCAAAATCGTCAAGTGGAATATCTTCTAGATCATCTGATAGAATACCACTTTCGACTAAATTCTCAAAAATATTCTTTGGTATCGCAAAACTCATAATGATTACTTCTTCTGATCCCGGTATCATCGGGGGTTTTTTATTCTCTGGGTTTTCAGGAGAAGGTAATCCTATTTGTTTGGCAAGTTTGTCAACCAGTTCGTTTATATCACTGATATCTAAACCCAACTCTTTGTACTCGTCTTCTTTTTCTTTTTCAGTTTCATACTTCTCAACTGTTTTTTGATTAGGCACCAAGGTCGTGACTATGAAATCACGGGGGATATCACATTCAATTTCATCAGTTCCACTCAACCAATTTTTTAAAACAGTAGTTTCTCTGAGAACTTCACCCGTAACCGGATGATGTGTAGTTGCTATTCTGACTTGCATAGGTCGTTCCATAACGACTGTATTCGCATTCACCCCTTTTACTACAGCAATTAATTCTTCACCACTCCGAAGTTTGACTAATCTGTAGGTCATGGTTATAGTCCTTGTGTTTGTATTTTAATCGTCTTAAACTCAAATTGTTCTACTTTATATATCTTTAGTCTTTCTACGAAATGTTTAAGAGTGTGGTTCTTCCTTGATTTCCACTGTAGGTCGTCTCCAATATCGTAGAGTTTGGCTACTTCTTTGTCTTGATGTTTTCTTAACTGACGACCAATAGACTGTAGGATTCTAATCTTAGACTTTGAAGGAGAAGCAAAAATAATATTGTGTAGGTTCTTTATATTGATACCAGTAGAGAACGTACCATATGAAGCCACGATGATTGCTTCTTTTTCTTTCTCACATATATGACGTATCCTTTCACGGTCATCCATGTTTACACCACCATGAACCAAGAAAACTTTCTTGTCTGGATTCGCATTCTTGATCAGTTCATATAGAGGTTTGCCATGTTGTTCTACAAACTGAAAAAGAACCAGAGTATTATACTTGGTCGAACCTGCCAATTTGGAAATAAATCTGTTTCTTCTGTCGTTCGAAACAATCCATTTGATCTCGTCGTGATATTTCAGGTTCTTGACGAACTGTCTATCTTCAGTTCCATAGTCCAGAAGAAGACAATCTATCGTTAGTTTGGAAAGGATATCCTTCTCCATAAGTTCCTTTGTACTAGTAACGTCATTTACTGGACCGAAGAGACCTTCGATCACAAGTTTATGGGTTTGAGCGTCGTCAAGGGTGCCTGTGGTCCCCACACGGTAACGGGCGTTCACTAACTTAGTCATTATAGTAGTCAATGATTTAGCTTTGAAGAGGTGACACTCGTCACCTATAACGGCCTTGAACTGAGAGAAGTAGTCTCTTCTCATTCTGAATAAAGACTGCCATGTAGAGACTACTATTTGTTTATCTGTGTTTTTGTCCTGTCCAGAAAAAATTTGGTGTACATGTTCGTCCGCATCCCAATCATTCAACTGACTGTAGTCTTTGAAGTCTGAGTACATCTGTGCAACCAGAGATGTGGTAGGAACAATGATAAGAATTTTTTCCCCATCTTTCAGACCTCTCTGGTAGTGACGAAGAAGACCGTAGATGATCAAACTCTTACCAGATCCGGTTGGGGATAAGAGTAGACATCTTTCTTTTTTCAGAGAGTGAGTTATGGCCTTGATCTGGTGATCATGTGGTTTAATCTTCTGTCCACCAACCGAGATGTTCAAGTCGTTCATCATGTACTTCTCTACCATAGACTCTGTGAAGAAATTATCCTTCTTTTCCGGGAATTCTATGGAGTAAGACCTTTGATGTGCAAAGGAACGAACATAGTCTCCGAGACCTTTGTAAATCTCTTGAGAGAACATATTGTATAGTTTTATGGTGCCGTCCCATACTCTACTCCTATAGGCAGGCATGTATTTGTGTCCGGGAACTTTGAAAGTGAAGAAATCAGATAGCTCTTTCGCGGTACTTCTTTCACAACGAACTCTGATATTTACTTCATCAATATTTTCAACAGACAAATCAGGCATACAACATATTTAGGATCATGTACCGTTGAGGAATTTTCTCCACTCAATCGCGTTCTTGATTTCCCAGTTCCTATTATTAATAGACTTTAGTACGGATTCAAGATAACTAACCTTTTCTTCTTGGTATGTTATCTTTTGTTTCTCTAGTATAAGATCGGCATCTCCGTCGAGATACTTATCCAGATCTTGTTTTAGAATCTTAAGATCAAACGGTTCCCACTCTCTAGATTGTAGTTCCTCTTCACTCATCTTTCCAGAGTAGTACTCCCACTTTGCTTTGTAAGATGAAGCATATTCATATCTCATTCTCTTCAGTTTCAGTCGTTCGTCGTGAAACAGGTTGAGGTATTTGTTGTGCAACTGCGGAATACGAAGTGATTCGAGGTCGAGTTGCGTGTCGTCAATTTGCATGTCCTCTTGGACATATTTTCTAATATCATCAAAGTTCATAATTTATCTCCATTGTGTAATTATACAACAATTGGAAGTCAAGTCAATATACGGTTACGTCGTATGTGTCATATCTAAAGGTCACGGTTGCGGATACTGGATCAACACCAACATCAGATGCACTCATATCAATTTCACCCAGAGATGTCGGAAACATGTTCTTGAAAGTGACAGAGGCTTGTGGTTTTGAATTGCTGTTTAGAATAACAAGAGTACCGTCTGTCTGGTAGTTTCTAGGATCTGTCTGAATGTCTGGGTTATACTTCTCACTGTTGATCGAGAAGGACTTCATCCAATCAAAAATTTCTTTCCAGTTACCAAGATCCTCGTTAATCATAAATGTCAACGAGAGAGGTTCAAAGTTCATCTTGGGATCTGCAATTGCAGTTGTTGGAAACTGATTGAGTATGTCAGTTGCATTTACTGAAATGTTGGGCACAGAAACATTCTGGCAGAAGTAGACCACTTCCGGTGTTCTAGATAAAACGAATCTGAATGAAGTTGGTTGTAGAAAGTTCTCATTATCAGGATGTCTGTCGAGAGCTTTCGTTGTGTACTGATCGTATGAAGGCATAATGATTCTCCATACTATTTATATGAAAAGAAACAAGGGGGATCCGAAGATCCCCCCTGTTCCTAGTGTCGGATTAAGATCCGATGTGTTTGTTATCAACCACCACTGATACCGTGTAGGTTATCAACACGGAAGATGCGGTAGTACTGGTTACGTCTCTTAGTGAGAGCTCCCTCGTCGGGACTCGTACCAGCTGCGTCCGAGGTTACGAATGGGTTGGATACCATTCCGTAACGAGTCTTGAACCCAATCTTGGGCTGGAAGGTGCTTTCACCAACCGCACGAACCATCTGTAGTGGGACGTATGGGCAGTAGAAGATACCAGCATCGTACTGAGAAGTACCCTTGTATCCAACACAGACGTAGTTTGTCTCTGCGTAGGGATCGACGTAGACCTTAAGTCTACCTCCACCGAGGGTTCCGACGAAGGTGTTACCGGTATCGTCAACCTGAAGTTGACCACCACCCATTGGGGTTGCCTGAAGTGAACCACTCATTGCGAGGGCAGCAGCAACGTCCGAGGAGCAGATTACCATGTTACCCTTACCGCGTCGAGTGTCCTTGGCGATTCGGTTTGCTTCTCTTTCAATCTGGAAGAGAAGACCACGGAATCGTTCAGCACTCCATCGACCGTCCGAGTCATGAAGGATGTCGTAGACACCACCAACGGAAGCAATTCCGGCTCCACCATCACCACCGAAACCACCAGTACCGGTAGTTGCGTTGACGTAGAAGAGGTCAGACTGCTGACATCCGAGTCTTGCGACCTTAAGGACGGTACGAACGACTTCGCGGTTGATTTCAGCAAGGATTTCAGTGCTGAGAATGTTAGCGAGTTCGGTTTCTGCGTCGAGACCATGAACAGCACGGAGATCCTGTGCGAGTTCAGTGGTGTACTCTGCCTTGAGAGCACGACTCTTAGCAACAACCGAAGTTCTCTCGATGGAGAATGCCATCTCGTTGAATGCAGTTCCATCAGTTCCACCAAGAGCTTCGGAATCAGAGGTAGACATACCACCACTTGCGAGAGCACCGAGTGGGTCACCGGTAGCACCGAAGACAGAACCACTTGTGATTCCACCGGGACCGGTGTAACCACCAACGCCGTCTTCAGCAGAGTACTGAATGTTAGCCTCGTTGAAGAGTGCTTCAGTACCACGACTTCGTGCTGCGACACCGCCACGGTTATCAACGTAGTTACTCTTGAGAGCAAAGATAAGTCCGGTAGGTCCGGTCATTGGCTGAACACCACAGATGTCGTATGCAACTAGGTTAGGCATTGCACGACGAACGAGGGAGATTAGTACGGGGTCGAAAGACTGTACTTTACCCTGTGCGGCGCTTGCGTCACCTAATGCACCAGCTGCCATACCACTGTTAGTGGGGGCTTCTGAGAGGAACTGCTCTTGGTTTTCGAGAAGAACAGCAGTAACGTTCTTCTTGTATGAATCTTCAATGGCAGGAAGATCGGGGTGTTCGAGCACGGGCTGCCACTTGCCCTTGATCTGCTCGGCGATCATGTTAACTTGGTCGTAAGACATTATAGGAAACTCCTTTAAAGGTTATTTTACTTTTTGATGGTTCTAGAAATTACATCAGCGTAGGACTTCATAGCCCCGGTTAAGTTCTCGGTGGATCGATCTTCGTCGGTGGTATCCTCAGAGATGAAAGTCATTTCTGATGGAGTATCGCCCTTAAAGTAGTTTTCCTTGAGAACATTTAGCTTTTCTTCGAATTGTTCTACTGAATCAAATTCAAGTCCTTCTGCAAGTGACTTAAGTTTTTCAATGTCGGTGTCTACCATACCGTTGGTGGACTCCATGAATAACTTCTCACAAGCAGATTCGTTGTTTTCGTTTCGTAGTTCGATGTTATTCTCGATTTCGGTGTCGAGTTTTTCCTGTAGTTCCTCAACCTGAATGACGAGGCCTTCGAGAACATCATACTTCTCTTCGGGGATGTCAATGTAGTGTTCGGTGAACAGGTTCTTGAGTCCGGTCATGAAGTTCTCTGCGACTTCGGCTCTAAGGCCTCTTTCGAGTGCAACTTCGTTTTCCTTGACCCACTCCTCGACAACATAACCGAGATAGTCGTTCATGTTTTCGGCAAGTTCAGTCTTAATAGTTTCGACTTCTTCTGCCATTCTGTTGTTGTAGTCTTCTTCGAGTGCTTCACCGTAAGTCTCAAGACTTTCGTTGATTGCAGCTTCGAAGATGGTGGTTGCCTTAGTCTTAAACTCCTCGGAGAGATCCTCACCGTTGAAGAGAGCTTCGACATGTTCCTTCTTTGCCTTTGGTTTCTCAATGGCAGGAGAAGCATCCGATGACTTGTTGGCAACAGAAGACTTGTTCTTCTTATCTTTGCCTTCGGTTCCCTTGTCGGTCCCGATCTTGGCACCTTTACCAGAACCATCGTCGTATAACTTGGTATCTTCAACGGACTTGGTATCGAGGGTCTTGTCTTTAGAAGCTTTGACCATGCCGTAGGCTTCGTCCACTTCCTCGTCTTCTTCTTCAAAGTTTTCGATATCAACTTCTTCGGTTGACTCTTCGACTTCTTCGACTTCGGTTTCAGTGGCTTCGAGGTTTTCATCGACGCCTTCAACCAATTCCGAAGATTGTTCATTATTTCTAGCTTCAAGAATCTTTCTTGCAGCCTCAACTGGGCTTAGGCTATCTGGTGACTTCATTTGGATCTGCTCCTTGTTTTTAGGCATATACCTTAAGTATTAGTATTTAGAATTTCTGTAATTTTGACATAAAGTTTTCGAACATTCGAATCTTCATATCTTCCGACATATTTTTAGTCTTACATAAACAATCTTTGTAACACTGAATTTCTTGTTCTTTGAGAATACCATTGTTCCAAACCCACTCCTTACCTTCCATAACACCATCAACGAAGGCATCAGGGGCAGATGGATCTGCTACAATATCAACCGCAGCCAACATGAAGTCTTTACCAACATACTTGACTCCATTCTTCTCCTCAAGGGATCCCATACCTCTGGTAGAAACTCCCAACTTAACACCATCATCCATTAAGTTCTTAACGATTTTTCCGTATGGTGTTTCTAGGATTTTAGCCTTACCGTAAACATCGTTACCTTCGTATCGAAGTTCGGTGATCTTATGAGACACACGTTCGAGGTTAACGGTTGGTCCGTTGGGGTGACCTAGTTCACCCATAGCTCTATTTGCTTTCACATACTCTTTATCGTATCTTTTTGCTTCATTGAACAGAACCTTCTTATCGTAGATTCTACCATTTCGATTCTTCTTTTCAGATTGCATAAAGACACCTTCGATGAAATAGTTCTTTCCGCCTTTTTCATCTTCTTCGGTGAGGTAGTCTAACTGATCGTTTTGTTCTGTGATGAGTAACATTAGTTTCTAATCTCCCGTTGTTTCATCTTTGCTTTTCTTTCGGCAGACTTTGCAAGAACCATATCTCTTTCCTTGGAAAGTCTAGCGATATGTTTAGCATGTCTTCCAGCTTTTCTTGCGGCCGCATCGTTCTGTTCAGATTCGTCTACGTCCGCTTTACCTTTTTTTACTGCTTTGGAGACCGTCTTTCTACGGTTCTTAAGATACTCATCAGAGCTGTCAGAATCGCCGTCATTGTCAACATCATCATCTTCGTCACCCACAGGGTCGAGTCCATCACCGTCATCATCTTTCTCGTCTTCATCATCTTCATCATCCTTCTTTGGCTTCTTTGCTTCTGCCATACCGGATGCAATATCAATCTTCTTGAGTTCTAAAGCATCTTCCATCTTGGCATATAGAATGTTTTCGATTTCAGTTTTAGCTTCAGATGGGTTTTCACCGATGATGTGATCGACCACCTTTTTAGTATTTTCTAACATTTTTTTTATCTCCTTAAGGGGCTATATTTATAATTTATTGTGGTTTAACCACAGTTACCAATGTTATCTGAGGGCCATTCTGGGTTTTCAAACACCGAACCGATATCGTAGTAATCGTTGAAATCTCCGGATTGTTCATCTCCCCCGTTACCATGTCCAGCATCACAGTTACATGCACCACCGGCGCCGGGCCCGCCGATCGGGTTACCTTCTAGACCGATATCAAAACCTGTCACAAAACCATCTTCATCTTCAATGA